ATGGTGTCGTAACAAAAATAGAAGATCAGCCCGTTGCAAGGAGTAAAATATACTAATGAAATACATATCATCAGTTTTACAAATAATAGGTTCTTTGTTGATAGTTGCAGGTGTCGCAACAATTAACCCATTAATAGCGGTAATATTATCGGGTGCATTTTTAATTTTATTTGGCATTGCTTTGGAAAACAGAGGTAAATAATGTTAGGCCGATTGCTTAAAAGACAAATTCAATCATCTATGGTTTACACATCTTCAGGCTATGTAGATTCTTTAGGTAGGGTTGGCAGATTCTTTGAAGGTAATTGGGCAGGGGCTTATGTAGATCAAAATACCGCTTTGGGTATTCCGGCAATTTATCGCGGTATAACTTTAATTAGTGATGCTATTGGTGCATTGCCGCTTTGTGCGTATCGCAACAAGCGCGAAGTATTACCAACACCACAAATTTTAATGCGCCCAGTGCCTACCGAAACCCGAATGGAAACAATTAGCGCAATGGCGGCGGCTTTAATTATTCACGGTAACTATGTTGCAGTATTAGGTGAACCAGGTGCTAATGGATTACCTGATTCAATTTATCCAGTATCACCGGATCGCGTACAGGTAACCACTGACAAAGGCAGAATTATTTACAAGAGTGATGAGCGCACTTATGATCAATCAGAAATTATGCACATTAAGAATTTTACATTACCAGGTGATTTAGTTGGTAAAGGTATATTGGCTGTTGCTAAACAAGCATTAGGTAAAGAAATTGCAATTAATGAATACGCATCAAGATACTTTGATGGTGGCGTGAATCCTACCGCCGTTATTAAATCTGCTAATCCTGATTTATCACAAGAAGAAGCGGATGCGTTAAAGAGTGCGTGGATGGCAATGTATTCATCACGCAATAGATCACCGGTTGTTATGAACTCATCAACAGATTTTGAAGTGTTAAGTAGCAACGCGGCTGAATCTCAATTAGTTGAGGCACAAACAGCCGGATTAACAGAGGCGGCTAACATCCTAGGGTTGCCGCCTTACTTTTTAGGATCGCCTAATTCAAGCCGCACTTATTCAAATGTTGTAGAAGAAAATTTGCAATTGATTAAATGGTCAATCCAGCCAATTGCGGAAAGAATAGAAGCGGCATTTTCTGATCTATTGGTTCGGGGTCAAACAGCCGGATTTAAATATGATTCATTATTAAAGACCGATACTGCAAGTAGATATACTGCTTATGCAACTGCATTATCTAACGGCTTCTTATCAGTTGATGAAGTTAGAAGTTATGAAAATCTTGATCCTATGGATTATGAAGAAGAAGGTAGTCAAGTAGAAGGTCTTGATAATTCATTACAAAGTGATGTAGTAGATACAGTAGAGGATGAAAACTATGTCTGAAGAAAAAATGGAAAATAGAAATTACTCAGTAAATTTAGAATTGCGTGCCAATGGGGATGGCCGCACCATTTTTGGTATTGCCGTGCCTTACAACAAAGAACAGCGCATCACCAGCACAATGATTGAAGTATTTAGGAAAGGTGTGTTTGCAGAAGTTATTAAAGCACCGCACCGGGTCAAACTTCTTAGGGGTCACGGCGAAAACAATGTGTTAGGCCGCGCTACATTACTTAGGGAAACTGAAGAAGGTTTGTACGCAGAATTTAAAATATCAAAAACGCGTGAAGGTGATGAAGCGTTGGAATTAGTCAAAGACGGCGCATTAGATCAACTATCAGTTGGTTTTATGCCAATCAAAAATAAAAAACGGCCTGATGGAGTTATGGAAAGAATTAAAGCACATTTGGCTGAAGTATCACTTGTAACTTTTGGTGCTTATGGAGAACTGGCCAGCATTACAGGTATGCGTGATGGACAACCACAAATCACACCTAGACTAGATGAGGCAAGGAAGATATTAGATGCCATACAGCGTAATAAGTAACCATCCTGAATGTGAAGGGTATGCGGTTGTAAAAACTGATACCAATGAACTAATGGGTTGCCATAAAACACAATCCCAGGCTGAAGATCAATTAGCCGCAATTAACATTTCAGAATATGGTGAAAGCCGATCTGAAAGCGTAGAGCAGGTAGAAGAAAAAACAAGATTTAACACTGCCCTACAAATACTAAAAGATTTAAAAAAAGAGATATAATTTTACTAAGTCGTAGAACACCTAACCCCGATCACCGGCGCGTTACACCTTCTCGCTAAAACAACTAACTAACAGGAGAAAACATGTCTAATACTTTTCTAACTTCTCTACGTGAGAAGCGCGAATCAAAGACATCTCTAATTCAGGCAACTTTAGATCGTGCCGCAGAAGAAGCACGCGATCTATCCGAAGTTGAGTTGGCTAATGTAGAAGCCCTTAACCTAGAGATTAAAAAGTTGGATGAGCGAATTGAGCAGATGTCCGATATTGAAATCCGCAATCAAAAAGCCGCAGATTTAGCCGCTAAAGTTGATGCAAACATTGAACCAAAGAAGGAAGTTCGCGCAGGTGGCTTTTCAGTTACACGCGAAGAACTAACATATTCTGAGAGATCAGGAAATGACTTCTTAACTGATGCACTAAAAGCAAACTTTAAAACTGATGCAGATGCAGCGCAACGCATTGCAAGACATCAACAAGAAATGGCAATTGAAAAGCGTGCAGTTGGAACATCCAACTTTGCAGGTTTGGTAGTGCCACAGTATTTAGTTGATCTTTATGCAGAACTTCGCAGGGCTGGAAGACCATTTGCAGATGCCGCACGCAAGCATCAATTACCTACTCAGGGCATGTCGGTGGTCATTAGTAAGATTTCCACTGGAACTATTACTGCATATCAAACATCACAAAACACTGCCGCAGTATCACAAGATATTGCAGACACAACACTGACAGTAAATGTAAATACAATTTCTGGCCAGCAATCAGTATCTAAGCAAGCATTACTACGCGGATACAATATTGAAAACATTGTGTTAGGTGATTTAATCCGTGATTATCACACTAAATTAGATAACTCACTTCTAAACGGAACAGGTGCTAATGGTCAGCCATTAGGACTTTCAAACATGACTACCGGAATCCTTGTTACTTATACAGCAACAACAGGAACTGTCGCGGGCTTATACCCTAAGATTGCCGATAGCATCCAGCAAATTCAATCAACAATTTTTGCTAATCCAAATGCAATTATCATGCACCCACGCCGTCTAGGAATGTTATTGGCCGGTGTAGATAGTTCTAACCGCCCATTGGTCGTACCACAAGCCAATAATCCAATGAACGCAATTGGTGTTGGAAATGGCACACCTTCATACGGCAATTCAGGTTATTCAATTCTTGGACTTCCAATTATTGTAGATGCCAACATTGCTACTAACAAAGGTGCAAGTACAAATCAAGACACAATCTTTGTGGTTGATTTGAATGAGTGTCATCTTTGGGAAGAAGCCGCCGCACCAACTTATGTTACATTTGAAGAACCAACCGGCAAGGTTGCGTTAAACATTGTGCTATTTGGAATGTCAGCCTTTACAGGTGAGCGTTATCCAGGCGCAATTGCACAAATCAATGGAACAGGTTTGGCCGCGCCAACCTTCTAATGAAATAAGTTTCCAGGCCGCTACCCTTCCAGTGGCCTGGATTCTAACTATGATCGGTATTTAATGAATGGAGTTTGTCTAATGTCCCAGGGCAATACAGAATTTGGATACCGATCATGGCTATAACAAATGGATATGCAACATTGACTCAAATTAAGGCTTACATGTCTATATCAGATAACACTGATAATGACTTGTTAGAAGATTTGGTTGAATCAGCATCAAGATCAATTGATCGGATTGCTAACAGAAGATTTTATTTAGATGCAACTGCATCCGCACGGCTTTATCGTGCCTACTCAGATATTTTTGTTTATGTAGATGATATTGGTAGCACAACTGATTTAGTTGTCAAAACCGATTCAAATGGCAACGGTACATACGCCAAAATTTTAACTTTAAATCAAGATTATATTTTAGACCCATTAACTGCACCATCTTTAAACCGCCCATACACACAATTAACAATGGTATCTAATACTGAAACCTGGCCAATATTTCCAGGGCTAACACAAAATGGATTACGGCCAGGTGTGCAAGTAACTGCAAAATGGGGATGGCCTTCAGTGCCGGATGATATAAACATGGCTTGTTTAATTCTAACTGCCGATCTATATAAGCGTAAAGATGCGCCGGGCGGTATTTTGGGATTAGGTGATTTGGGAGTGGTAAGAATGTCGCCATTAGGCAGAGATGTAACTGCAATGGTTCGGGCATACAAAAAAGAAGTAGTGGCATGACCCCAAGTACAGTTAGAGATAATTTAAAAACTGCACTTCAAGCAATAACCGGATTGCGCGTATTTGACTATGTACCTGATTCTACAAACATACCAACAAACAATGCTTTTGCAATAGTTGGACAATTATCTATGAATTATGACTTTACATTAAACCGGGGATTTGATTCCGCATCATGTCAAATCATTGTTGTAGTTGGCAGAATGAGTGAAAGAAATGGGCAAGAAAGATTGGATGGGCTACTTGCTTCATCCGGTTCAACTTCAATTAAAACCGCGATTGAGGCTGATAAAACATTAAGCGGTGCTGTACAAACTCTAAGGGTTGTGTCTGCATCCCCTGGAACAATAACATCCGCTAATATTGATTACCTAAGTTATCAATATTCAGTAGAGTTGATAGGTTAGTAAGAGAGGAAAACTATGGCCATATTTATGGGTAATAAAGTTGCCGTGATCGTGGGAACATCTACCATTACTGATCATGTCAGCACTGTAAGCCTTGCACGCGAAATTGATCAGGTA